CAGCAACGGGTTGCTGCTGTCTGACAGGAGGTTCGATTTCCTCCAAAGGACAATAGCCTATCATTTATACTTTAGTTAGAGATTAATTTCCGTCTTCTTCTTTTTGCGACCACGCTTTGACTTGGAGGCGTCGATGTTGACCTCCTTGACTTCACCACCAGTGGATTCTCCTGAAATGGAGACAATATCAGAAACGTCATCGTCATAATCAACCGATGGAGCTTCCATTGTAGTTCTTGGAGCTGACGTATTCATTGGTGGTGGCATCATCATTCCACCCATAAGGCTTGAGATGTCAATCCCAGGTCCCTGCATCTCATACTGCCCTGTACCCCCAACTGGCATGCTATCAGCTGGTCCAGATGGTGACCTCGTTGTATTCTGAACCGCAGACATCATATTCTTCACGAGATCTGGATTTTGCTTCAATACATCATTCATATTGGGCATAACAGATTTGAACATACTATTTGTCAAGTGGAACATCATCGCTGAACCACCCAACATCATAATGAGCTTGACTTCTGGGGCAACAGTCATCTTGGAACGGTACTTCACATACAATTCCTCAAAGACACTGTCATAGTCATCTACGTTCTCCATAACGGATTCAGACCAACCCTCGAGTTGAATCTCAAAGGGGTTGTATCGTTTGTTAAGGAACTCAAGGCCTGTCACACAGGCGATGAGCATTCGTCGCGAGAAACGAATCGACTGCTCAACATCAATACTGTACGTGATTCTCTTCACTTCAGTACGGAGATCTTCGACATTTGAGTAGGCTGTGAGGCGCTTGTTCACGGCAAAACCCTTCTTCTCAAGGCGACCCAATTTATTAATGAGGTCAGCCTTCTCTTCATCTACGGAGCTATAACCCTTTGATGGTTGCTCTTCCTGTAACCCAGGACCATCATCGGCATCATCAAAGAACATTGGTTCATCTTCGCCATAATCAATTTCTTCATCTTGGTGTGGTTGGTGTTGTGGCACCGATTGTTTGTTTGGATTTACAAAAGCATCCATAGCTTCTTGGTGTTGTGTTTGGGGAGGTTGTCTCTGTACGTGTTGAGGTGCTGGACGTCGTACAGGCTGGGGACGGGGGGTTGAAATCTCAATTTCATCCATCAGAGCCTGTTCGTCAGCGTCCAATTTCATCACAGTAGTACTTCCACGATTAATGACAATTTCTTCGTCCATCTACTCTCTAATATGAAAGTATTAAATATCCTTTAACGCACTTTAGAAAAAATTATATGTATACATTATAAATGTTAAACCTTAACCGTGCCAACCGAAATGCCATCATGACCATTGTTGCTTTGATCACTTTGATCTTTATGCTCGGTTTGTTGAAGAATGTCAGCAAGTACCAACCCAGACCAATTACTATTGTTGCTGTCAATGAAAAATCCATCTTCGACCTCGAACATCGTCTTGAATGTGCCCCAGGTCACACCAGTGAAGGTAGCACATACACCAAGAGCTTGACTCCAGGTGGTGTTTGTGGCGCTGAACAACTTGTTGCGGAACACGCGGGCTACGAGATTGCGGATGGAATTGGTGGATCTTTAATCTAAGCTAATACTAAATGGCGCTGATTACATCACCGACAACTATTCCAAATCTCGACTACGAATACCATACCATAACGATTGATTCTATTGGTCAAAGTAGTGCCAACACTTTTACTTGTCATCTTCAACAGCCTTTGAAGAATGTGGTTCAGGCGAGACTTCTTGGAGCACACATTCGTTCGAATGTGTCGACTGAACATTGTTATGTATCTATCAAGGAATTGGATTCCATTTTTTCTGATAGAGCTTCCAATGTATTGACTGATCAGGCTTCTATGAGTATTCTCAGGGGTTCATTTGCGAGTCTTGTAACTGATGACACTGAACTCATTTCATTCAAAGACAATTATCCAATTATGACCCAATATATTGACCCAATCCGTCGTCTCGATCGCTTCACTGTGAGTATCCGTGACCAAGATGGAAATACAATTAAAAATCCAGATACAGCTGGAAATAACTTTTTAGTTCTTAGATTTGTGTGTAGAAAACCAAACTTGTAATTTTCTCCCCTTAAAGTAGTAATATGTCTGCTGGTATTGTCCAATTAATAGCTATCGGTGCTCAGGATGAGTATATTGTGGGCAATCCAGAGATATCGTTTTTTACGTCTACGTTTAAACGGCATGCAAATTTTTCACAGTCCATTGAAAAACAAACCATACATGGTGGTGTGAAAAATAACTCTATGTCAAGTGTTCGATTTGATAAATCAGGCGATCTTCTTGGGTATGTCTATCTAACCCTTGATGACACAACACAAGCTCTTGATGTTCAATATTGGAATACTGTAATTGATAAAATTGAATTTCTTATTGGAGGTTCCGTCATTGATACTCAAGACACTATTTTTACACAAAAAATAGCCATAGATACATTTGCTCAAAATGTATCAAAAAGTTCAAGTGGTACACACGCAGGTGTAAGTTCACGGTCATACTTTTACCCACTTCGGTTTTTCTTTTGTGAAGGACCACAATGTGCTTTACCACTCGTAGCTCTCAATTACCACGACGTGGAATTAAGAATTCATTGGGGCTCAGAGGCATCCAACTATAATGTCGAACTTTACGCAAACTATTATTACTTGGACAACGAAGAGAGAGGTAATATTGCGTCGAGAAAACACGATTTATTGATTACCCAAGTACAAAAGAATATCCCATCCGGAGAAAATGTCCAGGAACTTACATTTAATCATCCAGTGAAATACTTGGCATCTTCAGATACCACAACAGAAGGTGCTCTCACATCAACCCAAAATAGAGTAAAATTAAACATAAATGGTCTCGATGTAGGTAACTATAGGTGGGGCAAACCACATTTTATTGATGTAATGAATTATTATCACACAAACTTCGTCACGTCTCCAGACTTTTTCTTGTATTGCTTCTGTCTCTCAACAAGTTCCCTACAACCCACAGGAACTCTCAATTTCAGTCGCATTGATTCAGTCAAAATTATGAGTGAGACTATGCCTATTAATGACCCAATTTACGCAGTCAACTATAACATCTTACGTATAGAGAATGGTATGGCTGGACTCCTTTACGCAAATTAATTTAGCCTCCTATATTAAATGGTCAAGAACTTACCTACAGTAGAGAGATCTACGAGGATTCGGTTTGGTAAGAATTGTACCGAGAATCAGGCGGATAATACTATTGTGTTCAACGCAAGTAATGTACAGATTAACGCAGAGTATGCAGGTTCTGTGTACATGACCCCGTTGAGATCAAGAACCGATTTAAGTGATCGAAATATTACAGTTCTGGCATACAACCAGATTACTAAAGAAGTTATGGACTCTGGCGCAGTTGCGGAGGATATTCTGGATTTTGATTTAGAAGCAGCGGTTCGTAATGGTAATGTAACCGCAAATACAGCATCATTTAATAATACAGTTACAGGTTTTACTACATTATCAAATATTGGTATCGCAAATGGCGCACCAATACACACACTCGATGTGGGCTCAAACTTATTTGTGGATGTTGTTGGTTCAAATGTATTGAGTGTGCTCGGCGGAAATGTATATATTCAAAGAGACCTCGTTGTTGATGGAAATGCCCATATAAATGGTGTTGTCACGGTGGTCAATACTGAAAATATGTCAATTACAGACGCAATCTTAGAATTGGGTAGAAATAATACATCTGGAGACACGACACTCGATTTGGGTTTACTTATGAATAGACCAGGTTCAAATGTGACTATTGGATTTATTGAGGGTACGGATGAACTTGTGTTGGCATACACACAAAGTGGCGCGGATGGTAAAACAATAGTTCCACTTACATCTGAGGATCTTGATGTTCACGTTTATGGTAGAGTTCTCACAGAAGCTAATGTTGGTATCATAAATACAAGTCCAATTCATACACTTGATGTGGGTTCAAATTTGTATGTTGATGAATTTGGTTCAAATATTCTTGTCGTTCGGGGAAATACAAATATTACTGGTGATCTCACCGTGGATACAAACTCTCTTTATGTTGATTCAGTTACAAACAAAGTTGGTGTAAAGACTCTCAATCCAGATGCCGAACTCCACGTTGTTGGGAATGCTTATGTGAGTTCCAACTTGACCGTAGATGTGGACACTTTTCACGTCGATGTAGACGCAGATCGTGTAGGTATTAATACAAAGGTCCCAGACGCCGAACTTCACATTGTTGGGAATGTGTACGCAACATCGAACCTCACCGTGGATGTGGATACCCTTCACGTAGATGCTACTGGGAATAAAGTTGGTGTAAAGACCAAGACACCCGACGCCGAACTTCATATTGTTGGGAACGCCTATGTGACCTCGAATTTGACTGTGGATGTGGACACTTTTCACGTTGATGTAGAGGCAGATCGTGTGGGTATCAATACAAAGGTCCCAGATGCTGAGCTTCACATTGTTGGGAATGCCTACGTGACGTCCAATTTGACAGTGGATGTGGACACCCTCCACGTGGATGCCAATGGGAATAAAGTTGGTGTAAAGACCAAGACACCCGATGCTGAACTTCACATTGTCGGGAATGCCTATGTGAGTTCCAACCTCACCGTGGATGTGGATACCCTTCACGTGGATGCTACTGGAAATAAGATTGGGGTGAAGACCAAGACACCGGATGCTGAACTTCACGTTGTTGGGAATGTGTACGCAACATCGAACCTCACCGTGGATGTAGATACCCTCCACGTGGACACAACGACACACAGTGTTGGTATTGAAACCAAAGAACCTGAGGCTAATCTTCACGTTGTTGGGAATGTGTATGTGACTTCAGACCTCACGGTGGATGTGGATACCCTCCACGTTGACGCAACGACACACAGTGTTGGTATTGAAACCAGTGAACCCGAGGCTAATCTTCACATTGTTGGGAACGTGTATGTGACGTCGAATTTGACTGTGGATGTGGACACCCTTCACGTGGATACAACCGCAGATCGTGTAGGTATTAATACTATCAACCCCGATGCTGAACTTCACGTTGTTGGGAATGTGTACGCAACGTCCAACCTGACTGTGGATGTGGACACCTTTCACGTTGATGTAGAGGCAGATCGTGTGGGTATCAATACAAAGGTCCCAGATGCGGAACTTCACATTGTTGGGAACGCCTATGTAACGTCCAACCTGACCGTGGATGTGGACACCTTTCACATTGACGTAGAAACAGATCGTGTGGGTATTAATACAAAGGTTCCCGACGCCGAGCTTCACATTGTTGGGAACGCCTACGTGACATCCAACTTGACTGTGGATGTGGACACCTTTCACGTCGATGTAGGCACGGATCGTGTGGGTATCAATACAAAGGTTCCAGATGCTGATCTTCATATTGTTGGGAATGTGTACGCAACGTCGAATTTGACTGTGGATGTGGACACCCTCCACGTCGATGTAGGCACAGATCGTGTGGGTATCAATACAAAGGTCCCAGATGCTGAGCTTCACATTGTTGGGAATGCCTACGTGACGTCCAATTTGACTGTGGATGTGAACACCCTCCACGTTGATACTGTCGCCAATCACGTGGGTATTAATACAAAGGTTCCAGATGCCGAACTTCACATTGTTGGAAATGCCTACGTGACGTCGAATTTGACCGTGGATGTGGACACCCTTCACGTGGATGCTACAACACATCGAGTTGGTATTGAAACAAAAACACCATCCGCCAATCTCCACGTTTCTGGTAATGCTTATGTGACGTCAAATGTTGATATAAATGGTGTTTTGAACCTCAATAATGTCACAACCGCACTCAAGACTAATCTTACGTCAAATGTTGGCGTCAATATTGGACAATTGAATAATGTGACGTTAACAACGCCCGCCAATGAAGATATGCTTGTGTATGATGGTACACAATGGGTCAATCAAAGACAGAATCACTTATTTTTGTACGCAAAGGCAAATGTTGCGTTAACTAAAGGTGAAGTTGTGTACGCGACAAAAACGCTTGGTAACGATACATTCGTCATTGATAAAGCGGATGCCCGTTATCCTTCGAAAATGCCTGCGATTGGTGTTGTGTATCAAGATTTAGCACTCAATGGACAGGGTCTGGTCGTCTCATTTGGGCGCGCAGATGGTGTCGCACTCGATAGTTTCATAGAAAGTGAAACGGTCTATGTGAGTAATACAGTACCTGGGGGTCTCTCAAATGTTGCCCCTACAGGTATATATAATGGAGTTCCCAACCTTATTCAAAACGTCGGTCTTGTTGTGAAACCACACGCATCACAAGGTATTGTGTCTGTAACTGGTGTTGGTCGTACAAATGCTATTCCAAATGCGAATGTTATCACACAAACACCTGCGTATGTCTACACAGATGGTACAGCGGGTAAAAATACATTAAACAAGATTGACCCGGTAAACCTTCTCACAAAACTTCAAACCCTTGCGCAGGTTGTGAACACTGGGAACACCGTGGCAAACACAATTAACGTGACGGGTCTCACGACCACTGGGAATGTGAATATTACAAGTAACATTTCAGTGACAGGTCTCGCAGATCCAATCAACAAGTATTTACCAATGGTTAATACAGATGGATACTTTACTAAATCTCCCGTGTATGTCACCGATACAGGTAAATATGTCATATCCGCGAGTGAGGCTGAGTTCTTGGGTAACATCACACTTGGTGGTAACACAACAATCATTTCTTCTACAAGTGTGACAATTGGGGATAGAATATTTGGGATTGGGGCGAATAATAGTACGACGAACCTCGATTCTGGTTTTATGATAGAACACCAAGATGATGGTACATACGCAAATGTTGCTCTTATTTATCACGCGGTAGATCACAAGTTCTCAATTGGTTATACACAAAATACATTCACAGATGATCACATTTTAGATTTTGAAGATGCGAATCATAGAATGTTGGTTGAGATTTTAGGTAATCTCGCAGTTCAAAATAACATAACTATAACTGAGAACCTAACAGTTGGCACCAATAAACTGTTTGTGGATGCGTCATCCGCAAAGATTGGTATGGGCACAGTAACACCCGAATCCAATTTACACGTTGTTGGGAATGTGTATACAACATCGGATCTCAAAATAGGTGCGACAACTGCGACAACTTCAAAGACATCTGGGGCACTTCAAGTTGTAGGGGGTGTGGGTATTTCAGGTGACATACACGCCACACACGCAAACCTTGAGGATGTAGAAGCGGATAGTGTCACCGTGACCGACGTCACAGCTGCGTTATCCAAGACATCGGGGGCACTTCAAGTTGTGGGTGGTGTGGGTGTTCAAGGTAATGTACACGCAACAAACGCCAACTTTGAGGATGTTGAAGTTGATAGTGTCATAGTGACCGACGCCACATCCGCATCCTCCAAGATAACTGGGGCACTTCAAGTCGTAGGTGGTGTGGGTATTCAAGGTGACATACACGCCACACACGCAAATCTTGAGGATGTTGAAGCTGATAGTGTCATAGTGACCGATGCCACAGCTTCGACCTCCACGACATCGGGGGCACTTCAAGTTGTAGGGGGTGTGGGTATTCAAGGTGATATCTATGCCAGACAAGCTCAATTGAGTGGTAATGTCACTGTAAATACAAATACATTCCACGTCGATACAGTCACAAGTAATGTGGGTATTGGTACGACTGAGCCAGATAAGTCACTTCACGTTGAGGGTGATATTAAGTTTACAGGCAAGCTCTTTGAGGGTAATGAGGAGTTTGTCACCTCCCCTTGGGTCACATTGGGGAGTAACATTTATTATGATGTTGGTCACATCTCGGTGGGAACATCCTCATCAGATGCGAATCTCCACGTTGTTGGAAATACCTATATAAGTTCGAATCTCACAGTGAATACAAATACTCTCCACGTTGATGCGGTGACAAGTAATGTGGGTATTGGTACGACCGAACCAGATAAATCACTCCACGTTGAGGGTGATATTAAATTTACAGGTAAGCTCTTTGAGGGTAACGAGGAGTTTGTAACCTCCCCTTGGGTCACATTGGGAAGTAATATTTACTACGACGTTGGTCACATCTCAGTGGGAGCGTCCTCATCAGATGCGAATCTTTACGTTGCTGGCAATACCTATATAAGTTCAAATCTCACAGTGGATACAACTACTCTCCACGTAGATGCGGTGACAAATAGAGTAGGTCTCGGTACAACAGAGCCAGCCAAGAGTCTCGATGTGACTGGGGATGGTCGGTTCCAATCCACAGTGGAATCTACATCAAAAACGACTGGGGCTCTCGTTGTGTCAGGTGGTCTCGGTGTTTCTTCACAAATTAACGCATCCAATGTATTCCTCACAGGTGCTCTCATTACAAATACAGGTACGGTGAGTAAGAAGACATATGCCTATTCGGGTACTTTGTCACAGACTGAACAACCTTACATTAATGTAAACTTTACAAATCATACATTTTATTGTAAAATTACAGCACAACTCGTAGATGCTGACAACGACCTCAGTACAATGGTTATTGAGGCAGCTGGTGGTAATAGAGTTGGGGGTACACCAACAAAGAATATAGCTGTGGGTACAAAGAATATCTTTGGTAGTGCGAGTACGACACCTTGGAATTCAACAATTTTAACGACACCAACGAGAGTGGCGATGATACCTTCGGGTGCCATACAAGACACAGACGGAGGATATTACAATATATTTATTGAATATATGTCACCTTTGAGTAGTGGGGGAGTATCAACGATCCAGGAAGATACAACAACTGTATTTACTTTTGACTATTAAATCATAAAATCTTTTAGGCTGTTTTCCAGTAACTACAAGATTTTCATTAAAAAAAATTATACACTAATAACAAATGGTGGTGACGAATATCCAGACATTTTCTGGAGATGTCGAAGTCACAAGCAATTTGTTAGTTCCTAACACGGGTACAGCATCTTTTTCAAATGCGAATCCAAGTAAAAATTTTCAACTTACGATAGGTTCCAATATATTTGCGAACGCATATGCTGATATGTTCGCGGAGTCCAACGCTCTTACGGTTCACGGTCGAGTTGGTGCCAACTTATTTGTTGGGGACGGGGGACTCCTCTCCAATATTGCGACAACGTTGGGTGATATCGTAAATCAAGGGAATACTGTGGCGAATGTTATTACATTTACACAAAACGCTACGTATGATGTTGGTATTGTTACCGAACAAGATGTGGGTATAAGTATCTCAAATACATCTCCAAGTGCTGAATATCAACTTAGCGTGGGTTCTAATATCTTCGCGAATGCGTACGCCGATATGTTTGCGTCGTCCAACGCTCTCACGGTTCACGGTCGAGTTGGCGCCAACTTATTTGTCGGGGACGGGGGGCTCCTTTCCAATATTGCGACAACGTTGGGTGACATCGTAAATCAAGGGAATGCGGTCTCAAATACGATTATTTTTGAATCTGGAGCTGACGCAACTTCTAATACAGGTATTGTGACACGGGCAAATGTTGGTATAAGTGTGTCAAATACAGAACCAAGTGGTGAATTTCAATTCGGTGTGGGTTCAAACTTATTTATCAATACACACAGTTCAAATGTTCTCACGGTGTACGGGAATGTAAGCGCGAATACTTTGACCCTTGGTGATCTTCGTGTTACCACGTCGTATGGTCTTGACCACGTGACCGCACAAAACGCAACAACTGGGGACACGATCAACCTTACAAATGCGGTGACAGGTCTTAGTGTAACATCGAATGTCGTTCTTGGTGGTAATATTACCGCAAGTAACGCAATTATAAGTTCAAACATTCAATTAGGTGGACGATTGAACTATGGCGCCAACGTCTTTGTAGATACTCTCCGAGTTGCGGATATTGCCGCAAACTTGGTGACATACGATCAAAGTACTGGGGAACTTTTGGACTCTGGTGGACTTTTCCTCAATAAAATGGCAATTATCTCCGAACA